ATACGCTTGCTCCATTACTTTCTGTACCGTTAGTAGTTGTATAATCAATAGTTACGATATTATTATTAGTAGGTTTAAATCCAGTGACGCCATCACCAAAATATATTTCGTAATAACCACTTGAATTTTCTTGTAAGTAATAAACCTTTGATGTAGAATCTACACCTCTTAATGTTTCAAACTTTGAATATATATCAAATGCATCAGATTCTTCGTTAGATTGTACACGTACGCGTAACGTACTTGTGTCTGCGTCAAAATCATTTAGTTGAAATTTTTGATTTTCTATATCATTATCAACTCTGTATTTTAATTCTCTTAATGAACCTTCAACAATTCTGACGTCAGGGAATGTATATTTAGTACCAACTAAAGTTGCTGTATGGTCATTGAGTACTACATATTGGAACTCAATACCATCTAATTTAGTATTTAATTTAGTACCTCTTGGTAAAGTAAGTGTTGTTGGATTTGAACCACTACCAGCATTTGCAACAATATTTACTACTGCTCTTGGTGATAGAACTGAACGTGGAACGTATCCTAATAGTTTAGCCCTTGTGACTACATTACCTCTTATTTGAGCTGAGTCTAAAAAAGCTTCGTTTAAACTAAAGTGAGCATTCATAGCATTATAATGAGTATTATAAGCAAGTACATCTAATAGAATATTTAATCCTGAGCCATCAAAATCATAATCATTAAATTCTGATTGTTGCTTTAAAAAACTTTTTAAGTTATCTTTTATTAAGTCGAAATCTAGTTCTGTGACGTTTAAATTTGTTGCCATTTTATCTTAACCTTCTTAGTTCTATATCTATGCTTTCTTGTGTATCAAATTCTTTAATTAGAAAAAACACAGTTATTTTATATGAATTCCTATCGATATCATCTTGTATATTAATACCGTTTACGCTTACTCTTGGTTCGTTATTTTGTATACATCTTCTAATATCATTTCTTAAACCAATACGTGTAATTGCATCGTTTGGCTCAAATAATCTACCTCTTAGGTTTGCACCTGTTGTGGGTTGAAACGGCCTTTCATTAAAGTTTGATATTAGTAAATTTTTAATTGCGTTAGCAATTGCTCTATCATCAACTAAAGGTATTATATCTTTTCTTATAGGATGTATTGCTAAAGATAAATCTAAATCTCTATATTGTTTTTTCTTAGCAACTACTATAGATGGACTAGTGCCATCCTTTATACTTTTATCAGATCCAGATAATCCATCATCAGTTTTTAAGAGAGAATTTACTCTTATTTCTTGCTGCTCTGCCGTTAAATTACTCATATAACTATTTATACAGGTGGAACTATACTTTGACCACCGAGAGCCGAAGTAAATTCGTTACTTTTTTGTGTAATTCCGCTGAACCCACTTAAATCTATTGTTTTTGGTATACCTATTAATGACATAAACATACAAAAATCAAATGTAATCCATTGTGTTAAAGCACCCAATCCTATTTTATCAAAAAATGATGTGACCTTATTCATCCATTCTTTTAATAAAAAGGTTTGCCAATTTTCTTTAAATTCTTTTAACTTCTGAGTAATCCTTGCTATTTGAAATTCAAGGTTAACTACATTATCATCAATTTCACCACCTAATAAATCTACTACACTAAATCCAAATACTGATAAAGCGTTTAATCCATCAAGAACACCCTTTGTATATTTTTCCATTGCTTTATTACGAGCATCTATTAAATCTTGACCTGTTAAAAGTCCTTCCAATGATTCTAACTCAGCTACAAATTTTGCTTTCTCTGCATCTATAATTGCTTTAATCATTCCTTCTATATCTAATGTAAGAGGAATTGGTAATGATGGTAAACCTAAAGCGTCCCATATATCACTAAACTTACCAATCAATCCACCAAATCCAGTAAACAATTCACCATTCATAAATTTAGTGACTTCATTCTTTATATAATCCATTACTTGTTTTGCTTTTAATTCAGCATTTTCTAATCCAAACTCACCACCAAATTGTTTATACTCATCAGGTAATAGTTTATATAATGAATCTATTTTACTATTTCTTAATTCTAATATAAGTTTATTTAATTCTATAGCTGACATGTCAGGGTTTGCTGCTCTCAAAGCTGCAATTTGAGCTTCAATACCAGCACCGTATCCACTGATTTCTTTTGCTAATTCTTTTAGATATTCTCTATCTGTTGCAATCTTTAAAATATCAACACTAATTCCTAAACCTGGAATAGTCATTGTTAAACTAATAGGAAATATACTATTGATTAATTCTAATATTTTGGTTGGTACATATATATGAAACTCTTCAATCAACCTTTGTATCATAATTTTAAATTCTTGTTCGGGTATACTAATCGCTTTAAAATCTGGATCGTAAGGACTTAATATACTTCTTACACTATCTAAAATCTTTTTAAGTTCTTCTCCTTGTTTTTTTAAATCTTCTATTTCTGAAAGTGCAGCCTTTTCAGCTTCAGTAGCTAACTTACCAAAAAAATCCATAAGATTTTTAGGTTGAGGCAATAATACCGCTGGGCATTCCAAAGGTGGTATTTCTACTTTTATTTCTGACATTACACTATTTTTGTTTTTTGTCCTGGTTTAGATACTATAGTAATTCCACCATCTTTATCCATTGTAATACTTGAGCCTGCTTGATGTACTATTTGAATATTACCAGGTGTATCATCAAATATAACTGTATGTCCTGATTCAGTCACATGAGTTTTCTTTTTGATATCGTCTGTAGGTACATCCTTTACACCATCTGTTTGAGTTGGTATTGAACCTATAATAACTGGGTCTTGAGCACTATAACCATCTCTAAAAAATCCAACTACCCATGAACCAACTAATAATCCATGTGTACTTCCTACACCTGCCTTTGAGGCTGAAGTGTTTGGTAATAATACAGTTGCCCAAGGTAATTTTTCCTTTGGTACAGTTTTATCATAATATCCATACGCTCTGACTTTTACTCTTGAGTGTAATACAGTATCATCTATATCTAATACCTCACCTATAAACCAGTGAAAAGGATTTCCTATATATTCATCTTGTCTATTCATTTCGATCTGCCTCTGATGGGTCTTTACTATCAATATCTACACCAACCGAATCTCTTACGAGCGTAACTGATTGTATAAATTTTTGTTCAAAATTACTTTCTATTTTTTGTATTATATAATCACCACCTAAATACTTATCAAACATATTTGATTCATCAAGTGCTGCAGCTGATGATGCTTTACTAATATCAACTCTAATTTTATTACCAACTTCTAAACCAAAGTTTCCAAGTATTTGCATTTTCATTACGTTAGTTGACATTGCGTTATAATACGCTTCACCTTTCATTATGGTATTATCCAATGGTTGATGAATATTACTTTGTTCAAAGGCTCCTGGATTTAAATTAACATGGAAAGTTCTACCTTGAGTAATTTGATTTAAATTTAATTCACCAACTTTATCGTTATTTGAGAATGGTTGAAATTTATTTAACTTTGTATTATCACTATATCGATAATCGTTTTGTATAAATTCTTTATTGAATATATCAATTGCTTCAAACTCAGAACCATATACACCTTTTTTAATATTTGAAAATTGAGAATAATTAATTGGTGATGAAAATTTTATAATTCTAGTTCTTATCTCATCGAAGTATTCTGCTGAACCTGGCGTATTACTAAAGAATGATTTAAGTTCATATGTTTCTTGTACATCTTTATCGTACATTGATTTTAAAGAATCTAAATAAACTCCCTTTTTACATGTTTCATATAAAAAGAATGGTGTACTTTCTTCATAACAATTATTTAATAACCAACTTGCTGCCTTCAATGGGCTAATAGTTGGAAATACTCCTTGTACTGAACCTTTACTTGAAGTATTAATTTTTTCTATTCTTTCTATACTTAAATTGTTTCTTAGAATTTTTTCAATAGCACCTGCCATTGTTCCTTCAAATTCATTTACAACAAGTTTAGATGCATCGGTCACAACCCAAGGTGATACCATTCTTAATGTATAGTATTGTTTATTAGCACTCATTCTTGAGTATTGAAATACATCAATTAAAGTAAGTGTCATTTCCCATTTTTGGTCTTCATCTAAAGCTTCTGAATCTGCTTGTTTTCTACGTCCAACTATTAATTCTACTTTTTCATTTCCATTTAATCTTAATCTACTAAAATAGTTTCCACCATCTTGAACAAAAGCTTCTATTACAATAAATGGATTACTTAAACTTTCTTCCACATCCATTTTAAGAATCATATCTCTAATATCTACTGGTTCTGTTTTATTTGATGGATATAATAAAGCCTTCTTAATTAAAAAGGAACTGGGTGTAATCGCACCTGATATATTGGTGACATCTGTTTGTGTACTAGACATTTAATATTTCTTCAAATTGATTCACGAACTGTTCAATATAGTTAGGGTCAACATAACGTATTTTTGAACGTTCTTCATTTCTTTCAAATTCAAAATTTCTATAAGATTGATATGCTACATCTGATGAAGGAACTCCACCTTCAATATGAGTAGCGTTTGTGACTGGTAATTTATCACCATCATTTTCGTTATAGTAATAATAAGGAGCATCAGCATAGTTATAAACTTTGTGTGTACTAACTCTATCAGTACTCGATTGACCTACAACTTCTTCAGTAAAGTTGTTAGTTCCATCACCAATAAACACTTGTGATGTTCCACCTCTTACAATAAGCTGATTCATATCAATATTTTTCTTAATTAATTTACCTCTTGCACCTGATGTTTGACCAACTATATCTTCACCTACTGTAAACTTACCTGCTATACTATTGACTGTAGCTATAAAACCCTCATTATCTTGTGTTGATGTTGTTTGTATTTCTAATACTTTACCATCATATTCTTTTTCCATATATGCTAGTAAATCTTCTTGACTCATTGGCCAAGCTTTATAACCATCGTGTAAAAATTCATTTACAACAAAAAATGTCCAATAAAAATCTGGTGTTCCATATAAACGTGTAGAAACTAAATCAGGTCTTTCACCATTTTTAATTTCATAAAATCTATATCCTGAAAAATTATCAACTAAATCTGGTAAAGGTCTAACTGCACGAAATATATCTAACATCTGCGTTACAGCACCTGTACGATTAAAGTCATAATCTACTTTTGGAAATTGTCTAAAGTACGGCATTAGTCTTTTCCTCCTTTACCTGCTTTTTCTGCAGCTGTAGCATCAGCATCTGAAATTTCTGGATTTGTTGCCATTTCTCCTCTTTCAGGTAATTCTACTATATCATTCCTTGTTAACATTCTAGCTTCTGCGAAGCTTAGATTAATTGTATGCTTTAAGGCTATATAATCATTGTCCTTTGTTCTATGATAACCACCAGCTTGACCTCTAAAGTTTGTTTCCATTCCTTTCAAATATGCATGATGAAATAAAGGAAAGAAATTAGATTCCTTTTCACCTGACATGAATTGTAGTTCGAACATTGCTGGGTATCTAACTGAAAATCCAGTTGTACCAGCTTTCTCAGGATACATTAACTTTCTCAATTTTCTTTCTATATCTCTAATTGTTTGAGCTTCATCTTCGTTTCTTGGAACCATATCAAATGATAGTGATAGTTCTCTCATACTCATTCCAGTAAAAGCCATCTCTTGCATAGGATTTAAAGCAACTCTATTTCTAAACATTTGGTCTTTTGCTAATATATCTGCACCTGGAAAATTCTTTATCTGGCTTAATCCCAAAGCTAATCTATCTGCAGCTTCTAAACTACCAGCACCTTCAGCTGCAAAAGCTTCTGCTGTTTGAAAGGTTGCTCTATCCAAACCTTCGTAGTTAGCACCATCTCCTAATTGTATTGATGCAGGAACTGGTAAGAATATTGTTTCTTGGTCTTCGTTATTTGTAATAGTTAAATGCGGGTGACTAACATCCTGTGCTATTAGCTGTGCTAAATGCTGAGGAAATATCAAATCAGGACTTCTTCCTCCTCTTTCAGGATTTTGTGTTGGATTGTTCGATGTAGCCATATAAATACCTTATAAATAAATTAAAAACTATAGTATTATTTATATGGCTTACAAAGGTAGATACAAAATAAAAAACCCAGATAAGTATTTGGGCAATTCAAGTAACGTAGTATTTCGTTCTTTATGGGAAAGAAATGCTTTTAGATGGTGTGAAAACAATCCAAAGATAAGAGCTTGGAGCTCTGAAGAGATTGTTGTTCCTTATAAATGCAGTGTAGATAAGAAACTACATAGGTATTTTGTTGATTTATATGTTGAAATGACAAATGGAAAGACATACTTAATAGAGATTAAACCTAAAAAAGAAACACAACCGCCTAAACAACCAAAAAGAAAGACTAAAAGATATATCAACGAAGTACTCACATTTAGTAAGAATCAAGACAAATGGGAAGCAGCTGACCAATATGCTAGACACAAGGGTTGGAAGTTTCAAGTTTGGACTGAGGAAACTTTAAACAATCTAGGCATCAAAGTACTTAACACTTGATATAAATAGTTTATATGGCTAGTTTATTTGACACATTACAGGCTCAAGCTTTTCGTGCTGGTGTATCAGGCAGGACGAAGGAAAGTATTCAATGGTTTCAGGATAAAGTCCAAGGACTAAACAGACCATCTGTTGCATCATTAATGAGTGATGATGCTTTAGACCCACAAGGAACGAGCGTAATTGGTGAGATGTATATGTATATGTACGATCCAAAACTCAAGAAAACTTTACCGTATTATGATAGGTTTCCTCTTACCATTATGGTTGATGAAGCCCCTGGTGGATTCTATGGTATTAACTTACATTATCTTCCTCCTGAAATTAGGGCAATATTCTTAGATAAGTTATTATCTTTAGGACCAAAGAATCCAAAACCAAATTCACGTTTAACTAAAATGAGATATGATTTACTTAAGGGTAGTTCAAAATATAGAGAGTTCAAACCTTGTTTTAAACATTATTTAGCTAAACATGTTAAATCAAAGTTTGTAAGAGTTCCTATAACCGAATGGGAAATAGCAACATTCTTACCAGTAGAACAATTTAGAAAAGCCAACAAAAATACTGTTTGGGCAGAATCGAAGAAAATAATATGAACATAGACAATTTAAAATCGACTTTTAACAAACATGGTGGTTTAGCTGTCACAAACAGATTCAATGTTATATTCACACCTCCCGAGCAAAGTTTATTAAACTTAGATGGTGGTGCACTTTTAGCTAGTGCTTTAAGTGGTGGATTCAATTTAAAAAATATAATTAATGACCCAAGGGATATTAGTTTATTATGTCAAAAAGTAAATTTACCAGGAAGAAGTTTAAGTACTTTTGAGTATGGCCTTGAAGAACAACAAAACGCATATCCATACGATTTTATCGATGAGGACTGTAAAATGGAATTTGTAGTCACAAACGATATGTATATACGTAGGATGTTTGATAATTGGATGAATGGTATTGTAGATGTAAAGGGCAATATCATTGGTTATAAAGATGATTATTCAGTAGATGTAGTAATACAAATGCTAAATAAAAAACATATTCCCATTTATGGTGTTAGGTTAGAAAAGGCTTATCCTAAAGCTATAAGTGGATTTGATTTGAATCAGGAAAAAGATGGATTATCCACTTTGACCGTTGATTGGAAATATGATAAGTTTGTTCCGGAAGGAACCTTATCATCATCAGTATCAGCAGCTAATGCTGTACTAGATTTAATTACATAATAGTAGGAGAAAAATATGGCATTGCCAGTAGTGAATTCAAGCCGGTATAGCACTAAGCTACCATCAACCGGAGTTGAAATAGATTATAGACCTTATTTAGTTAAGGAAGAAAAAATAATGATGGTTGCTTTAGAATCGAAAGATAATAAGCAAATTGTGAGAGCAATGAAAGATGTTGCTCAAACATGTATTCTCAGCGAAGTTGATGTTAATCAATTAACTGGTTTTGATTTAGAATGGATATTTTTAAAATTGAGAAGTAAATCAGTTGGTGAGAATGTAGAACTAAAATTAATATGTCAGAACGAGGAATGTAAACATCCAACTCCTGTAAATGTTAATTTAGATGAAATAGAGATGGGTGAATATGATGAAAATCGTGTTATTCAATTAACTGATACTATAGGTTTACAAATGATGTATCCTTCAGTAGATTTAATGGCTAATTATGATGAAGAAAAATTAAACACCATCGATGGAGCATTTGATTTAATAATAGATTGTATGCAAACAATTTATGATAAGGATAATGTTTTTGACGTAAAAGATGAAACAAGAGATAGTATTAGAGATTTTTTAAGTTCTCTAACCTCAGCTCAGTTTAAAATGGTATCTGATTATCTACAAAATATACCAAGTGTAAAGAAGGATGTGGATTATACTTGTGAAAGTTGTGGAAAAGAAGATACAATGGAGTTGAGAGGTCTTCAAAGTTTTTTTACGTAGGCCTCTCTCACGATAGTCTTGTAAACCATTATAAGACAAACTTCGCGATGATGCAGAGTCATAATTATAGTTTGACCGAACTAGACAATATGATTCCGTATGAAAGAGAAATATATGTGACTTTATTAAAAGACCATATAGAGAGAGAAAATGAAAGGTACGCTGAACAAGAGCGTAGAATGAAAATGAAATAGGGAGAAAAAAAATGGCTGACAATAACGCAACAGATAATAGCCGTAATGAAGTAGAGATAGATTTAGATAAGTATATGTCGCTCATCGAAAAACTCGATGCAGCTGAAGATACAATCAAGGATATGCAGGATGAAGCTGCAGATGCTAAGAAAAGATTAGCACCTCCAAAACGTAGATTCATAGATTTATTTTTAGACCACAATGATTTAAATGAAAAAGCAATCATTGGGTTTATAGCTTTTACTTTAATGGTAGCATTCGGTATAGCAGACTTAGTCACAGCTTTTTGGGGAATGGATTTAAATATTGACGATACAATTTATACATCATTTGTAGTAGTCACATTAGGCTCATTCGGTATATCAGAAGCTGGACGTGCATTTGGCAATAAGTAGGATAAATTAAATGGCAGAAGATTCAGATAAAAAGCCCGGTAAGATAATAAAGGATAGTCAACAAGCTTTATTAAAGTCACAGCAAGATGCTGCTAAAAAGGCTGAAGTTGCTAACACTTATCAAAATACTAGTCTTAAAGAAAATAAGAAATTAAATAAAGAAAATTTAAAAAAGACAACCGAGATTGCGAATTCAGCTAAGAGCAGTTTGACTCTGAATGAAACTGTCAAAACACTACAAGAACAAAAACTTGCTGCAGAAGAGTTAAGAGCTTCAGGCCAAGTAGAAACTGCTAATCAAATTGATGCACAAATTGAATCAACAAGAAAAGCCTTATTTAAGCAGGATGGTACTCTCAAAAATTTAACTGGTGCTACCAATAAAGTTGGAAAGAATATAATCAATGCTGCAGCAAATGATGCTAATAAAATACAAAGTCTTATTGACTCAGGTAAAGATTTAAATCAACAGCAAGTAGACTCACAAAGTCAGGGATTTAAAGACTTTATAGAAAATTTAAAAGAAGGTCAAAAAGCGAATGAAGTAAATGATGATATGCTTGAAAAAGCTTTATTAGATTTAGGACCTAATTTTGGAGGTCAAATCGATCCATTTTTTACTCAGTTTAATGAAAGATTATCTGATATTCAGCAATTGGAGAAAGATGGATTAATTAATCAAGAACAAAGTAATACAATGCGAAAAGAATTACTTGACGCAACTACCGATAGAGAAAAATCTAGAGAAGCTCAAAAGGCAGCTGAACTTCAAAACATGACATTGTCAAAGATTGGTGATAGCTTTAATAGGTTTGGAGAAAAGTTTGGTAGTATGGGTAAGGGCGCAGTTAAAACTGGTGGTTTATTAGCAGGTCTAATAGGATTAGTTATTGGTGTAGTTGACCCAGAACTATTAAGTCAAATTATACAAGATTTCGTAACTGGATTCTTAGAGATAGTTGAAGGTTTAGTAGCCTTTGTCACTGGTGATTTTGAAACAGCAAAACAAAAGATTGGTGATAATATATTATTATTTGGTGGATTAGTATTAGGATTAGCATTATACTTTGGTGGACCACTTATTACTGCAATAGGTGGTTTATTTGGCAAGTTAGCTAAATTAGTAAGAATGATTAAAGTATTTAGGGTATTTATGCTAAGTACATTTATACCAAGTATGATATCAACTCTCGGTACTATGTTAACAGGTTTAGGTGCTGTTCTTATTCCAATATTACCTATTGTAGCAATTATTGCTGTGATAGCAGCAGCTTTTTATGCTCTGAAAAGTAGCCTTGGTGAAGGTGCAACCGTAATGGATACTTTAAAACTTGGTGCACTATTTCTGATTGATGGCTTATCAACGTTAGTAAATGGTATCACATTCTTACCACGTAAAATATTTGAATTCCTTGGTGGAGGTAGATTAGCTAGGTGGTTATTTGGAGATGAAGTTGGTGATATGGTCGATCAGTTCTTAGGTGAAGGATTAGATACTAATAGGGCTGGTAAGTTCAAAGAAGAAACAAAAGCTCGATTAGCACAAGAGAAAAGAGATAAAGAAATTGCAGAACAAGCTAAAGAAGAAGGCATTACTGATATACCAGGGTTAGAAGGTATTGAAATACCTGACACTACGACAGGGGTAGATTTAACAACCCTAGGTGATGAAACATCAGCTGCTCAAATAGCTGCAG